TTCCTTAATTTCCTTCATTCAATCATCCCTCCGATCTACATGGTCGAACCAGTACATCCCATGCACCCCAGGACTCGTATGACTCTCTAAAGTGTATACACTTTCAGCCAGGTAAATCATGGCTGGGTCACTTCCTGGGACCACTAAAATACGAACTCCCTGGATCGCTCTCATGACCTTCTTGTTGTCTCGGTAGTATAACTTCAGCCAACTCAATCAATGTCGCCCCCATTCTCTTGTAGTCGCTGCATGAGTTTTACAAAGGCAACCCAATCGCCTGACAATTTCCTGGCCATGATACGGCTAAACGTCTTTACTATAATATATCTACTGTTCACGACCCAGGTATTCCCTACTTCTTCTTAGGGTGGCCCCCTTTCCGACTACGTCGTAGGCGAGGCGACCAAAGGAAGCCGCGGATTGGTAACGGGTACGACGTCGGGGATAGACATCAAGATTCACGGCGAGATAGGGGTCCGGATTTCCGTTTTCTGGAAAACTGGAGCGCTTCGAGATGGGGGTAAAAGGTCATAAACCGGAAATCAGACGACATAGCATGGCAAAGAGTGATTCTTTCTTCATCAGAGCGCAAGTGCTCAATAGCGGCGCTGTGTATAACCAAACCGAAATTGACTTAGGTTCATTTGTGAATCTGGGAATAAGCAAGAGTACGCTGCTCAGGATTCACAACATTCAGGCTCAGTATTTGGATGATAACAACCCCGAAGATCCAATTTACGATGACACCGGCACCCCCGGCGCAATAGTCCGATGGCAATTAACCACTCAAACTCAAGCAACTCTTGTTGGTGCCGATGATAAGGCGTTCGTATCTGGTGGCACATACCATCAACCCTCTGCGGATACAAGTTCCAGTGCTCCGGGCCTACTCGTCCAAGTTCCTGTTGAAACTGCGGATATGAATTTACATGAATGGACAAATGGCTATTTGGTGGGTGTTGACTCCATGTTCTTGGCGGCCGATTCATCCGTTACTTGGACCAGCGGTCCCATTCAGATCAATATCGTTCTGGAATGCACCTTAGAGAATGCAACCCAAGCAAACAGCGTGGCTCTGGCTCTCTCCCAACAGTGAGGGAGATAGATGGCGCATACTGAGTCCTGCGCGACCTGCGCGATGATTCAAGGCATCCTGATGTCAAGGGGAGTATCACCTTCCACAGCGCATGAAGTCGCATATTCAAAGCCAGTCCGAAAGACAGCGAAGAAAGTCAAGCGGAAAGTCGGCAAATACCAGAAGGTCTTCGGGAAGAAATTGAAGGCTCTCAAGAAGAAACATCCACGATCAGCGGCATCGGTCCTGATGAAGAAGGCTCATCGACAAACTAAGGCGGCGATGAAATGAAGAAAATAGGTGAGTACACTGCGCGAGGTAAAGTCGCAGACCGAACCACCAAAAGAATCACTCTCTTCGATGGGCGTTTTGATACGGGTTACAGGGTCGTTAGATTCCAAGTGCTTCCCGATGACCCTGATGTGGCTGCAACAGATGTCGTCGGTATGTTAGCGACTGAAGAAAGTGCTGCAACTGTCGCGTGGAATCTAAGCGATCAGCGCCAAATTGCATGGGCGGGAAATAAAAACGACGGCTATTCCTCGACCGCAATGAATGTTGTAGATCCAGATAATTTCATCATCGAAGATTTGTATTTTCACGGAAAGAATGCAGCCAGTACAAGCATCAATTACATCATCACGATGGAGAAGTTCGACACGACCGACTGGATGGGTGCCTTGACGATGGTCAGGAACTCTGCTCAGGATGTTTGATCGGGTCATGATGGATTGAACCGTCTAAGTCTTCGTTCATTTCAAAGATAATACGAGCAATCATGCGCGCATTGACTCCGTCAAGGGGGGGTTGAGAGAGCAGAAAATCAGCCAATTGACGCCGATGAGTGGCAATATTACCCCGAAGATGCCCAATCATCAACACGTTCGCTTGTTGGCGTAGCACTAATTCACCACCATTGGCGAGCAACTCACTGAGCATCCTGGACCTTTGGCCCTTCGGCCACTGTTCCCAGACTTGACCGGCTTCCATCGAGAGGGTTGCGCTGATGAGATGCTTCATTCAATCACCCTCGCGTTGTATGTAACGCACCCACACCTACGGCATCCCCAATCAGCTGACCCAGAAGGCGCCCAGAATCCAAATGTTGAACCACATTCTGAGCACTTCATTCAAGCACCTCCTTCAATTCATCCCCACACACAGGGCAAACCTGCTTCAATACATCAATCGGAAAGAAGTCCATACATCTATCGCAGGCGCCGGTAAATGGAGATTCCTTAATTTCCTTCATTCAATCATCCCTCCGATCTACATGGTCGAACCAGTACATCCCATGCACCCCAGGACTCGTATGACTCTCTAAAGTGTATACACTTTCAGCCAGGTAAATCATGGCTGGGTCACTTCCTGGGACCAC